GGATAGACTTTTTGTCTCCAAGATCATCTATGGCGTTAGCAATTTTTATTCCGTCAAAGACCCTTTTTCCACCTATGGTGTTTGTAACTTTTCTTTTGTTTTTTAGTAAACTAGATAGATAGGACGAAGCAAGTCTCTCTCTCAAGTCTTCTCCTTGAAGACCTGAAGCCCTTGACATAGCATCTTCTCGTCCCGCTTTTACGTTTCTAGCTTTAAGAATTTGTTCAAACAAAACTTTAGTTTGATTAATTTCTTCTTTATTTCCTTTAG